ATGGCAAAAACTAACATTTCTCCTGGAATGCAACAGTATCTGGACATCAAAAAAAATTATCCAGATGCTTTTTTGCTTTTTAGGATGGGTGACTTTTATGAATTATTTTACGAGGACGCTGTCAAAGCAGCACAACTCTTAGAAATTGGTTTGACCAGTCGCAACAAGAATGCGGAAAATCCAATTCCTATGGCAGGCGTGCCACATCATTCTGCCCAACAATACATTGATGTGTTAATTGAGTTGGGTTACAAGGTTGCTGTCGCAGAACAAATGGAAGACCCAAAGCAAGCTGTTGGGGTGGTGAAGCGTGAGGTCGTTCAAGTCATAACTCCTGGAACGGTTGTGGATTCAGCTAAGCCAGATAGCGCCAATAACTTTTTGGTAGCTGTTGACTTTGATGGTTGCCGTTATGGATTGGCTTATATGGATGTATCCACAGGTGAATTTTGCGTGACAGATTTGGCGGACTTTACGAGTGTTCGTAGCGAAATCCAAAACCTCAAGGCAAAAGAAGTCTTACTAGGTTTTGATTTATCTGAAGAAGAACAGACGATTTTGGTCAAGCAGATGAATTTGCTGCTTTCTTATGAAGAAACGGTCTATGAAGATAAATCTTTAATTGACGGCCAATTGACAACGGTAGAACTGACAGCGGCAGGAAAACTCTTGCAATACGTTCACAAAACACAAATGCGAGAACTCAGCCACTTGCAAGCATTGGTTCACTATGAGATCAAGGATTATTTGCAGATGTCGTATGCCACTAAGTCAAGTTTAGATTTGGTAGAAAATGCTAGGACTAATAAAAAACATGGGAGTCTGTATTGGCTGTTAGATGAAACCAAGACAGCTATGGGGATGAGGCTTTTGCGCTCATGGATTGATCGACCTTTGGTTTCTAAAGAAGCTATTTTAGAGCGTCAAGAAATTATTCAAGTTTTTCTGAATGCTTTTATTGAGCGAACCGATTTAAGCAATAGTTTAAAAGGTGTTTACGACATCGAACGCTTATCTAGTCGCGTGTCTTTTGGCAAGGCAAATCCGAAAGATTTACTTCAATTGGGGCATACCTTAGCCCAAGTGCCTTATATCAAAGCTATCTTAGAGTCTTTTAACAGTCCTTGTGTTGACAAACTTGTCAATGATATTGACAGTTTGCCTGAGTTGGAATACTTGATTAGAACAGCCATTGATCCAGATGCACCAGCAACTATTAGTGAAGGCAGTATTATTCGTACTGGTTTTGATGAGCGCTTGGACCATTATCGTAAAGTGATGCGAGAAGGAACAGGCTGGATTGCGGATATTGAGGCCAAAGAGCGTCAAGCAAGCGGCATTAATAATCTAAAAATTGATTACAATAAAAAAGATGGATATTATTTCCACGTTACGACTTCAAATCTTAGCTTAGTGCCTGAGCATTTTTTCAGAAAGGCAACTTTAAAAAATTCTGAACGTTATGGAACAGCAGAATTGGCTAAGATTGAAGGTCAGATGTTAGAGGCTAGGGAAGAGTCATCTAGTTTAGAATACGATATTTTTATGTGTATTCGAGCTCAAGTTGAAACCTATATTAATCGTTTACAGAAACTGGCTAAAACTTTGGCAACGGTGGATGTTTTGCAAAGTTTAGCAGTCGTTGCTGAAACCAATCATTATATCCGGCCGCAGTTCAATGATAATCATGTGATTACAATTCAAGAAGGTCGTCACGCGGTTGTTGAAAAGGTTATGGGAGTGCAGGAATACATTCCCAATAGTATCTCTTTTGACCAACAGACCAGTATTCAGCTGATTACAGGTCCAAATATGAGTGGTAAGTCGACTTATATGAGACAGCTGGCCTTAACGGTTATCATGGCCCAGATGGGTTCATTTGTGGCTGCTGACCATGTTGATTTACCTTTATTTGATGCGATTTTTACGCGTATTGGGGCTGCTGATGATTTGATTTCTGGGCAATCAACCTTTATGGTGGAGATGATGGAAGCAAACCAAGCAATCAAACGCGCAAGTGACAACTCTCTTATTCTATTTGATGAACTGGGACGAGGTACGGCAACTTATGATGGTATGGCTTTAGCCCAGGCAATTATTGAATATATCCATGATAGAGTTGGTGCTAAGACCATATTTGCAACGCATTATCATGAATTGACAGACTTGTCAACTAAGTTGACAAGTCTAGTCAATGTTCATGTAGCAACGCTTGAAAAAGATGGTGATGTTACCTTCCTTCATAAGATTGCTGAGGGACCGGCGGATAAATCTTACGGTATTCATGTGGCAAAAATAGCAGGACTGCCAAAATCCCTATTAAAGAGAGCAGACGAAGTTCTGACCCGTTTAGAAACACAGTCACGATCTACTGAGATAATATCAGTCCCTTCACAAGTTGAGTCAAGCAGCGCTGTTAGACAGGGGCAATTATCCCTTTTTGGTGATGAAGAGAAAGCTCATGAGATTAGGCAAGCACTGGAAGCTATTGATGTCATGAACATGACCCCGCTTCAAGCAATGACAACCCTTTACGAATTGAAAAAGTTGTTATAGTCTTTCAGCTGAAAATGAAAAAGATGCTTTCTATATTGAAGGCATCTTTTTGTTCTGTCAAAAACGGTCCGAGGCCTTCGGCTATTTATTAAGTGTGTTATAATAGTCCATAAGAATGCGAGGAAATTATGACAAACATTATTGGACTTTGTTTGGCAGTCTTTACAAGGTGTTGACAGTCCTTAAGTATTGATATGAATGTGTTTTTGAAAAAATATAGGTTTTAAGTTTCCATAGACTTCCCTCAAAAGTCCACAAAAAGGTGAATAAAAAAAGACCTTTACAGGTCCTTTACACAATGAGTTCAGCAGGCAAGAACTAGCGTGGTTTAAATACTACGCTTTTTAGTTTGCCCTATGGCTTATTATAGCACGATTAGTGTCATTGAGGAAAAAACTACCCTCTCAACCAGTCTTTAAAGTTCCACCATTGGTCTTGGATGCTATCGCTCAAGCGTTGATGCCAAGTTTTTTTGGATTCTTCTTCGATAGAACGCTTGAATAACTCCTCCGCATATTGTTGCTCTTCGGCATCTCTCTCTTTTTGAAGACGTTCATTATGTGTTTTTCCATCCTCAAATACAAGTTGCCCAAAGTATAGATTCCCGTCATCCGCAAAAGATAAGGTAACTTTGTCTCCTTCAGCAAGTGGTTTTTCCAATTGAACTGTGTAGTTGCCTCCTCCATCAGCACGATTGCCACTTACTGTCCATTTCCTTCCTTCGCAGTTTGGATTATCTTGTTTCTCCAAAATAGAGCAAGGAATTTCATAAGTTTTGTTTTCGGGTTTTTTAATTTTATTACCATTACTTGAAGTTACAAAACCATAAACATACCCATAGGGATCTAGATTAACATTAATGGTTGTATCTCCTGTTTTAAATGGTGCTACGGTTACTCCAGGTAAGTGCGATTGCCCTATAGTTGTAAACAAATCGCCACTTTCATTAGCTCTGACACTTATAGCACATATTGATATTAACAAAGTTAACATCATAACTAATTTCTTTTTCACTATATTCTCCTTAAAATTAAATATCGAACTCCACAATACCAGTTAATCAGTCAAAAAATCCATTCTACTTTTTGATATTTTATGTCTAATTTGACCCGCTAAGTCAGCTTTGCAAACGATACCAAGTGATTTTCTTCTAATCATTATTTTTTAGATGGATATGTTAATTGTATTAGAGACGTATTAATCTGAAACCATTGTCATAAGCGAACATTATTTTTTAGCGCCCCGTCTCTGTAAAATTCCACAAACTCAAGCAAGGCTCTTTTCTTAATCTCATAATACCAACTTTGACTTCTGTTAAGTTCTTCCATAATGTCCTGTTGAGGTTTTTTCTCACCGATCAAGTAACACTCAATCAGTATTTGTCTGTATGCTACTTTAGATAGTTGATTAATGGCATGCTTAATAGCGTCTAGTTCCTCTAGGGCGCATTCTCGGCTTATTTCAAGGTGTTTTCTGCGCGTGGGATGGTAATCTATATCAAACTGGTAAAGCTCGGTATAAGTTAAATCAAGGCTATTGGCGATACGTTGCCATCTATGAAATTCTTTCAGCTTACGAATAGCGTTCTTCTTGCTCATCTAACACCTCTAAAGCTTCTCTATGTAGTTTGAACACAATGTTTCTTGAGTAACCTAGTTTATCGAGTATCTCGTCCCATGATAAGTCATCCACGTATCTAGCCTTAATAACAGCTATCTGCTTCTCATCTTGTAGGGAGGTAATCATGGCTAGCCTCTTGTCACGTTCTTTTGCCAAACATAAGAGTTGCTGTGCAGTACCTTTTTCAATGCCATTTAGTAACTCAGGATTACGAAAAGCATTCATCAGCTTGATGTCCTTGTCTCGTTGTTCCTCAAATAAAGTTATTAAAGCGAAAAGTGGTTTCAATTCTTTAAGTTGTTCTTTAGCGCTCATGGTCTTTTCTCCTGGTTATGGTATAATTTATTTAAGCTTAAATTTAACCAAGGGGGGGCGTTCCGTGTGGACGTCTTTTTGTTTTGTTCGTTTTGTAAACTAGATATTTTTTGTAGTACTTCGCTTTTCGCTTCTAAAATCGTTTCTAAGCACTTTTTAAAGTTTATAGTATAAATCATCAACTTAGTAGCTAGAAGCGCTAAAACAATGTTTTATTTTAGTCTTAGATGGTTATTCTTTGTGGCAGGGTTATGGGCTAAAATGAGATGTCAAATCCTTTCATATCAAGTTTTTAATCTTCGGTGAAAATTTCAAAAAGGGAATTTTTTGCACGGAAAAGGGCGCGTTCTTAAGTTTCCGAACAATATAGCCCCGTTTAAAAATGAAGGGGGGTAGTTTCCGAATATTATAGCCAGTACCTGTCACCCTTATCCATATAGTAATGAAATCTTCTCCAGTGATAAAGGTATTTGGTTAATCTCATGTACTTTGGACGTTTAGGAAAGTCATCACGACTATAATATCCATGAATGTGTCTTGCTTCTGGATTTACTTTCAAACACTCTTTAAAGGCTAATTGCCAGTAGTAGCAACAGTCTGTCTTGCTTCGATTGAGCGTGGCTTGATGAACCTTCTGACAAGAACCACAAGCAAAGGCATGAGAAGCCTTAAATAATTTCCGACAACGTCTCTCACAGTCAGGACACACGAAAAAGTAACGTTTACCACCATAAGTTCCTGGAATCGTTTCAAGCAATAGGCCTTGACCATTGTAGTGAATCACTAGCCCATCTAGGTCTATGCGGATAGCTTGGTCACCTATTGATCCTGTAACTCTTGTCTTCCCCTGTGTCTTCATTGATTTAATGATATTTTCAATAGATAGTTCTAACATTCTTTCTCCTTAAAACTCAAACAACCCAAAACTATTGATAAAACGACAAAAAGAGGGAAAACCCTCTGAATGTCTATTTAACGAGTAACTGACCTTCAACAACCATATCATACAAATGGTTAAAGGCTTGACTGATAGACTCAAGGATGGCCCCTAAGTCTTCTGGCGTCATCTCTTTATAATTCATAGAGAGGTGTTCAGCCAGTTGGTTGTGATCGGAGATGAAGGCTATAAGTGTGTCTCGATTATTAACTTTCCCTTGAGTACTTTTAGATAAAGAAACCACGCGCTGATAATCAAGTTCTTCATCCGTCATATCCTCAGGTTGGTTGTAATAGTCCTTGAAACTGTCACAGATACGCTTGAAGACCTTGCTTAACTTTCTGTCTTCAACATATTTTAAGACTAACTGATTAGCATGACCACCTTGGTCATCATTGTGATAAGTTGCGTCAATCACTGGTTGCTCATAGGTCCCAGTCATATAGCCTAAAATAGCATGACAAGCCACTTGTGCGGTGTCAAAGTCTTTAAACGTATAGTGGAATGTGAATGTCTTTGGTGTGTCTGAAAATGTTCTCATATTATTTCTCCTTTGTGATTGCTATAATGTCTGATAAATTGATAATGGCAGAAGGAGATGCTACCCAGTTTGGTTGTTGGCCAGATAAAAGATATTTGATCAACTCATCATAGAGGGTGCGGTCTCCTTGTATGGTGATGGTGTTGCCACCTCGTGTGTGTAATTTTAGTTTCATATCAGTTACCTGTACAAGACCAATAAAGAAGTTGTGGTACTCATGTCTTCATAGTTGCCATAAGTGGCTTCTGAAAACTTGATGTCTATCACAGATACCGATAGGGTAAAGAGATTGACCCGATATTCAAAATCATCTAGTGATTCATTGTGTTTTTGATAAAATAGTTTGATTTTCATTATATAACCTCCGAATTTTATACGTTTTATACGTTTGGTTTTTCAAACGTATAAAATTTAAAGTCAGCCGTATCAAGGGTTTAAGTCTCTTTTTATACGTTTTATACATTTTATACGTTAAATTTAAAAAGTGTATATAAGGATTTTATAAGGGCTATTTATTAATACTCTATACGGGAAATTTTTAAAATAACGTGTTAAACGTGATAAACGTATAAACCCCTTGATATGACTGGGCTATTTCTTTATACGTTTAATTTTTTAAATGCTAAAACGTATAAAATGACTAAGTTTTCTTTTGTTTTTTGTGCGTCGGCCAATGATTGTAATATCCACGTTCATTCTTTGGCTTTTTCCTTTTTTCGGGTGATGCTCTACCGTTAGCGTAAGATGCGCTAGCAAACAGAGGTAGATCTTCTTTAGGATAAAAACCTGTATGGAGCTGTCGGCCTACTGGTATGACCTTCTGGCCTGCTTCAAACCCTTCAGGAAGATTGCTTTTGATTTCTTTATGTAACCCTCTTTCTGATTTTATTTGTTTGATGTCATAGTATTCTAAAAAGCCTTTCCAAACATGATAGACAAAGCTATTAGGAATAAATTCGCTGGTGAGCTCATCCGTGAAGAACTTAGAAACGAAATCAATAACTGGGTTCATCTCTTTATGGTGTTCTTCCAGTATCTCAATAGATGCTTTTGGATTAATGTCAGTGATTGGTGTTTCAATCGCTAGCTTAAGTAAGTACTCAAGAACTTCTTTGCGATTAATATAATCATTTCTGATAGCTTTGTTGGGCTTTCCTTTAAATACTTTGGTAAAAGGTAAAATCCTAAAGCGTCTATCAATGGCGGACTTATCACCGTTCATCCGTGGTAAACCGTTGGAAGATTGTACCACAGTCATGTTTAAACGGATACTATATGGGCGTTTCCCCTTGTCCTCAATCGTCATAATGTCACCGGTGGCTAAACTAAATATATCAGACGTATCTTTGATAACCGCGTCTTTTTGAATATCATCACCAATTACAATGGATTTCCCTAGAAGTATCGAAGTAGTAAAGCGACTTTTTGCTAGCTCTGTTATTTTAAGGCTTGCCACGTTATCCATACCCACTAAATTAATGAGTAATTGCTGAAAAGTCCCTTTTCCTGTCCCACCTTCACCGAATAACCAGAAGATTTTCTGTAAGGATTGACCTGTGATGCTAGCTTTAATAATCTGAATAGCAAGGTTATAAAGTTCGGCGTCACCGTCAAACAATTCTAAGAGCCAAGCAGTAGGTTTCCAGCCCTTTATTGTGGGTTCTTTAGCTTTCTTATTGTAACCCGTCTTAATTTTGCGAGTGACGGTTATATCTGGAGTTAATTCTTCAAATTGACCAGTTTTATAATTGTAGAGCTGATTTCCGATAACTGTATATTCTCTTTGAATCTCCTTCAGTTGACTTTGCCTAGCAATTTTGTAAAGTGTGTCAAAAGCTTGTTTTTCAGTCGCGTTTGGGAAAATAACTGAAATGAGATCTTGTAAAAACTCATTATCTTCTAGCCAAACCCCGTGATCAGGATGAAAAAAGTAAAGTGGGGCTTTTTGTCCTTGAGCTTCAGGTTTAACTCGAATAAAGCGGAGATAGTGTTTGAGCATAATAGCCACGCCCAAAGGTGTTTTAGGTAAAGCTTTTTCACTGGCTTCTTGTCCTTTTTCTTTAGCTAATTCTTCATGTTGTACCTCGGTCAATCTACCCGCTTTTACGTTCTCAAGGTGTTTGCTATCAGCCATAACGCCATCATAGGCAATCTTGAAAGCTTCATCTTTCATCTCTTGACATTCCTTGATAAGCTGACCTCTAACACCTTTGAAAGTGCTGAAATATTTATCTTCATTCTCACGCGCTTCAGTGATTTCATTTTCTAAGTTTTTCAAATCTTCTTGCTCTATGGTTCTATCCTCTCTTTCTGTATTCTGCTTTAGCAATGCTGGTAAACGTCCTATCTATCTCATCAATGGGTAGTGGCTTAGTTGTCACGCCGTTAGCTATTTGTACCAGCTCATAAGCCGTCTCTAAATCACAATCCACCCATTTATTAAATAGCAAGCCAACAAACTTAGTTAAGGCCACGTTGCGCCCGCCTTCGTCTCCAAAACCATTAAACAAGGTATCTATGACCCTCATGGTAATAGAACGCTGACTTCTAGGGCGTGGCGTGTAAGTAGTAACAACTTGTCTGTTTGGCGTGTTACCATTTTTAGGAACAGGATAATCAAGACCACGGTTCACATAGCGCTGATAGTCCTCTGGGTCGCCTGTTGTAACAGGTAAGCCTTGTAATTGCGACCAGGTAAGACTAGCTAAATCAAAAGGCAGTCCAATCTTATCGGCTATCTCCTTGACCACTTGTTTATAAGTTGCTTCAGTCATTACGTCACTGGGCTTCAAGACAAGGCGATAACGGGGCTTCTCAGGGGTGTGTTTAATCGTTGGATAAATAATATAACTATACTCCCGAAGCGTCTGAGAAACGATTTTAGGTAGGTTGACGCCTGTTTCTATCTCGTCATAGTCAAGAAAAATCAAATCGCGATAAACTAAACTAGCATTATTGCGCTTATAGCCACCGTTTTTCTCTGCTGTGACTTTGCCACTCAGGCAGTAGGGGGCTTGTGTTCGCTTGTATTCTTCAATATCAATATCCTCAGGCGGTTTCAAAGGTCTAAACTGAGCAATATAGTCAAATGGTTCTAAAGGTCCTTTGTAGGGGTACAAATAAGAGCTAAAGCCTCTTGCTTCATAAATAGCCATCTACACATTTACCCCCAAAAAGATAAGAATATCACTGACCTTGTAATAATGTTTCCTGGTGTCTTCTAGTGGTGGTTGGTATCGTCTTAACCCAGCATTTTCCCACCGTTTTAGGGTTTTACCTTTGATATTTAATTCCTCTTTGACTTGTTCGGCCGTGATCAACCCTAAAACTCTTGGTTTAGGTTTCTGGTAGGCTTCCAAAAAGCGATTAAAAGCGGTCAGGTTTTGTTCTAAGAGTTTGGTTTCATAATCTTGACTAAATACGTTCATGCCTAACCTCCTTTGAGTAATTCCTTATAACTGGTTAAATCGGCATTCAATAACACACTTAGGCGTTCCTGTTCCTTTTGTACTTGATTATAAAAGGCTTTAGCACCATCTAGTAATTCTTCTTTGTTAGCTGGGATAAAGTACCCACGATTGAATCCGTGTCTAATGCCGATAATAGGGATGTTATAGCGTGTGATTAAGCTACTGATGATACTTTGGACGGAACGCTCTTCAAGTTTCAGTATTAAGCTAATCTCTGCCCCTGTAATGGGGTTGTCTGCTCCAACCTTGATCAGATTAAGGACACGTCTATAATTCTCTGGTAGTGTCATTTCGTGTCCTCCTTATCATTTGGAAACAGGATTTGGTTATCAATAACACCAAGCACTTGATTTTTAAGACTATCTTTTAACTCGTTCAATGCTTGTATAACTATATTTAGCCCTTTTTTATATTCCATCTCTATTGGTATTGATTCCAAAAATTTAACAACGGCATCAGCTTTGTTATAGTCACGTTGTGTAGTATTGATAAATATTTTTTTCGTGAATAACGGAAAATCGTCCCACTCTGCTTCAATATCTTCATCTAGCATTTTGATATTTTTGTCTAAAACCCTATCACTCAACCAGTTTGTAGGCTGTTTTTCGCTATCTTCTAGCAATTTTTTAAAATATTCTTCCGTTGTCATGCAGTTCCTCCCTAATTGTAATAATGGTTCTGTGATTGAATATAAGCCCCATAGTTTGCGTTCTTAGGTGGTTTAGGGACTTGGATATCTTCTGGTAAATCAATGTCTATTAATGACTTAGAAAGGCTAAGAAGAAGCCCTAAGAGACTTAAAACAAAGAATAGAATAAGCGTCTGTGTTGGTGTGAGGTTAAGTTCTTGCATCATGCCGATACCTCACTTAAATAAGTTTCTAGTTCCCCTGAGTCTTTCTCTGAACAAGGTAAACCGTTAACGGCTCTAAAGACAATCTCTGTGGTTCGTTGATAGTCTAAAGCGTCCCATGCTTCTTCAAAGCTGGTGGCACTTTTTCTGAATTTAATGACGTACTCTGTCATAACGTTAGCAATAATTAACCAAGCAATATGTTGGTTATATAGTCGAGTGAAAAAGGCTTCAGCTTTATCTTTGCTGAGTTGGCGATTTTTGAACATTTCTAGCTGTTCAGGAGTGTATCTATCTTTTGAAAAAGGATTTGTTTCTACTCTATATTTCATTATGTTTTTTCTCACTTAATTATTATTTTCTGTGTATTTGCTTGTTTCTTATACTAGGTTCATGCTAGTTTTAAGGGGTAGCTCCCTACGTATGGTCAAAATAGCTTCAATATGCTATAATATAAGACATAAAACCCTTTTAATAATAGCTTGCCTGCTTTATTAATTGAGTTTAGTTATACTAGTTGAAGGCTTGGAAGTTTGGTCGCTGTCAAAGCCTTTTTTTGTTGTTTTCACGCGCATTGTAGCGTGTTTTTTAATGCCATTGTCTTAATATCTTGATAGGTAAAATTAAGATTGATAAGAGCGATTGCCATATCTTCTAAAGCAGTGTACTGTGCTAGCTCAATTGAGTTTAAGCAGTCAATACCAGAATAACCACCTCTGGTTGCTTTTAATTGCTTGCTATTCTTACCAGTAACAGCTTTAAGCAATAGATTGTACACAGTCGAATAAGCCATTTTAGGCGCGTGTTCCCATGTCTTGATAGCTTCATTAAGTGTTTTTCGTTTAGGAGCTTCAAGAGAACGCTGTAACCTAATTTGAGTGAGTTCTTCTCGCATTTCAAAGAATGCTGTAACTAGGGTTTCTTTGAACTGTGCTACCTGCTCGGTATTCTTTAAGAATGTGATCAGCAAGGTTGCTTGTTGTTCGTTCAGAATATAATCTTTTGTCTGTTGGCCACTTTCTGAAGCTTGGATTTTAAATCCAACCTTACCCAGTCGCTCAAAACGTTCAAACTGTTTTCTGATTGTCCTTGTTATTGTGTGGTGTTGTACTCCAGCACATTCCGCCACGATACTCGAAAGAGTGTACAGCTCTTTTTTACCGTCCATGTAAACAATGTTCATTGTGTGTCCTCCTTTATCCATAGAGTTCCGTTAGTTCTTTAAAATACTGATCAGGAATTTCATCCATAGCCACTTGTTGTAATTGAATGGCCTTTAAACGATTGGTGTCGCTAGCAGTCGGTTTATTAATAATTTCAGCCGTTGCCTGTACTTGCTTGAAATACTCTTCAAGCTTAAGTTGTCTTCCTGCGGAAACTTCTTCGGATATGGCTTTTCTGTTATTGATAATTTCAAAGGTATCAATTTCACCGTTTGCCATGGTGTAATCAATGTTATTTCGATACCGCCAAGCTGCCAGCCTAAGCTTGATGTCTTTTTCAGACCAATCGGGAAGCCGCTCAGCAATCAGCTCTAGGCTCATTGTTCCTGTATCGTCAAATATCTGATGTAATAATTCTTGTGTAAATGGTGTTCTAGCCATTTTTTATTTACCTACCTTTCTTAAATTCAAAACTTTACTTTTGAATACTTTTTATCAAAAAAATATATCTTCTAAAGTTATATCAGGAAATAAAGGTAGTAATAGTTCTTTAAACACCAACTTCTCACTATCTTTAAAAGAATTTTTTCCAACTTCTTTATTGTGATAGCTTTGTTTGGTAATTCCTAGCTTGTTACCTAATTCTTCCTGAGTAAACCCAAGCATATTTCTATAACCTCTAACTTTATTTTTTTTCAAATCCACACCTCCTTTACTTTTGAATACCATTCGAGTATAACTGCTTGTTTTCATTTTGTCAATACTTTTATTTACTTTTAAAAAAAAATGCGTTATTATATACTAAAAAGGAGGTTTCCTTATGAAAACCCATAATGCTCAAGTCGGCGAAAGAGTTAAGAAGATACGACTTTCGTTGGGCGAATCAATGGAACAATTCGGATCAAGGTTTAACACATCAAAGGGGACAGTTAATAATTGGGAAAAAGGGCGTAACTTGCCTAATAAAGAAAATTTAAAAAAGATTGCTGATTTAGGCAACAAAGAAGTGGTTGAACTTCTATATGGTAACTATGAAGATAGAATTTTCGATGAATTAAGAAATGCAGCTTGGCTGTATAATTTCGATGATATAGACCTTCACGAATTATCCAAACAAGTTAATGACGATATCATAAGTAGGTATGGATACTTTTCTGATTTCAAACTACCTTATGTTGATATTTCTAATTATATAAGTTTTGCACTGGATAGGTTATTGATGAATAAAAAAGTATTTGAAATCTCTTCAGATTCGTTTTATAAAATCAATGCTATACCAACCTATTCTATAAAAAATGAAGATCCTAAAAACGAAGGGCTCACTTTATCTTCTTTTACAAATTTAGAAATAGTTTTTAATGACTTTGAGACTGAAGAAGATATAGACAAAGTACAAATTAAATACAGCACACTATTAGAAATAGACTTTGTGATTATTCATAATCATTTAGAAAAAATAGTTTTTGAAGGATTAGAAAAAATTGAACAACCAAGATATAACAGCTTTTTCAAAAAAGAAATTCTAGACAAATTTAAGCAAAAAATTTCTAAACAAGTTTTTGAGTTTGCTAAGAAAGACTACTCACTTATGATTAGTCGATTAAAAGACTGATCATGCTCCAGATGGATTTTTAAACTGATTATTAGGCGCAACATGCCCCAACCAATACACAACGCCAATTGTATTTATACTTGTTCACTTTACCTTTAAGGATTCGCATTTCTTGCATTTTGCCCTTTAAGGAGTCTGAATACTATATGCTAAAAATGCCAACTGATTTTAGAAGCTGTCACAACGGAAAAAGTAAATTAATAAACGACTGATATTTCAAGTTCTTTAAGTGAATTTACCGAGCGTTTTAGAACTATTGAAATAGGTTGACGTATTATGTTGGTACGTGCCAACATTTTCCAATATTCCTAAATCTGACAACGTTGTCACTTTTGGAAGTCGTTTAGCTACTGTCACAACAAACATAAATCTCATACTTGCTTATTGGTGTTAGAAAGGAATCACCATGAAAAAGAAAAATACTATCATTACAGCACTAATCATTTTGCTTGTTGCCGTTGGAGGATTGGGTTACTATTTTTTGAGTTACGTCCCTCACCAAGAGGCAGTCATAAACTTTAACAAAGCTGTTAAGACGGTTCAAACAAAGAATAAGGCGCTGAAAAGTGACATTGCTAAAGCTGAAAAGCTCGTCAAGTCAAACCAGCAGCCGTTAGATACGAAAACTTTGGACAGTCTAAAAGCAACAGTAGCAACTGCTAAAAGTGGTCTAAGGAAAATCCCAAGGGTAGCAGATAAAACCAAAGCTATCAACAAACAAACTAAGATGCTTAACCAACCAATAGATTATTCAAAAGCAACTCAGTCTTTAGCAGACAGTTCTTCAGCGTATACTACTAGTGTTAGACAGTTAAACCAAATCACTAGCCCAAGTCAAGCATTTATTGAAGAGCGTTTGAAAGAAATTCCGACAATCACGGGTATTCAATCAGTAACTGAAGCAAACGATCCAAACGGTAATTTAAACAAACAAGGCGGCTATATTGCTTCAGTGTATTTCACTGACAATCAGGTAACTGAAACGGTTGATGGAAATGATATTATAGCCAAAGGCAGTGACGGCGGGGGGAACGTAGAAGTATATAAAACAGCTAAAGAGGCTGAGAGTCGTAACACTTATATAAGTGCTTTTGATGGCCAAGGGATGTTAAATCCTGGCTCTCATTATGTTTATGGTACTTTAGTCATTAGAACTTCAAGATACCTCACAGCCAGCCAACAAACAGCACTAACCAATGCCATTTATAACAAGTTGATTGAAATAAAAGAATAAGGTTCTAAAATTATTAGGAAATATAGTTACTCTGAAAGGAATTAAAATGATTGATATAACGATGATAGCTATTGTCTCGCTTATCCTTGTGGTTATCTTGGTCTGTTACTCACTATACCTTCTTATCCGTAAGTAACATATATGAAAATGTAGGGTGGTGTACCTTACCAAAACCTTACCGTTACCACTCAATAACGACCTGTTAAATTTCCGTGTATAAATGCCAACTTTACCATCTCTGTACACACGCAAACTCCTTGATACGCCTTTGATTTTCTTTAATTACAAGACCCTCAAAACTTGGCAAAAATTGAGGTATAATCGGAACTTTTCGGAACTTTTTGTCGGCGGTAATTAAAAAACTATCTGCGCGTGGTCAGTGGTTGCATAAAGCATTATAAATTCTTGCATAAAATTATTTTTATTCATTTTGATAATGCTAAGGAAAACCAAACAAAAAAAGACCCCGCAAGTTTTCCACGCTCGCAAGGTCTTAAAAAGCCTAATATTATACCATGATTTTCTTTTATAATATTTCGGATATTTACCCGATACCATTATTATACCATGATATGAACTAATCTAAAACCCTTTTAATAATAGCTTGCCTGCTGATGGAAAGGTTTATCATCATGAAAATAAAAGAACATAAGAAGAAAAACGGTACAATCGTTTATCGTGCTAGTATTTATCTAGGCATTGACCAAATGACAGGTAAGAGAGTAAAAACAAGCATCACAGGAAGAACAAGAAAAGAAGTTAATCAAAAAGCCAAGCACGCGCAGCTTGACTTCCTATCTAATGGATCTACAATTAAAAGAAAAGTTGTGATTAAAACATTTAAAGAACTTAGTCATTTATGGCTTGAAACCTATAAGTTAACAGTAAAGCCTCAAACTTATGATGCTACTGTTACTAGACTTAATCGACATATTATGCCAACTCTGGGCAATATGAAGGTTGATAAGATAACCGCTAGTGATATTCAAATGCTAATTAATAGATTATCTAAATATTACGTCAATTATACTGCGGTACGTTCAGTCATCCGAAAAGTTCTCCAACAAGGAGTATTGCTAGGGCTAATAGATTATAACTCAGCAAGAGATATTATCCTTCCAAGGAAGCAGCCAAACGCTAAGAAAAAAGTTAAGTTTATTGATGCGTCTGATTTGAAATCTTTTTTAGAACATTTAGAAACTAGTCAACACAAACGCTATAACCTTTACTTTGATGCAGTTCTCTACCAACTTTTATTATCCACTGGCTTGAGGATAGGCGAAGCCTGTGCATTAGAGTGGGGAGATATTGACCTAGAAAATGGTACAATAGCCATTAATAAGACTTACAATAAAAATTTGAAGTTTTTGAGTACAGCTAAAACCCAGTCAGGCAATAGAGTGATTAGTGTTGATAAAAAGACCCTTAGAAGCCTAAAGCTCTATCAAATGAGACAGCGACAATTATTTAATGAGGTTGGTGCGCGTGTGTCGGAGGTAGTGTTTGCCACACCAACACGAAAGTATTTTAATGCTTCGGTTAGACAAAGCGCTTTAGATACTAGGTGTAAGGAAGCAGGGATTGAACGCTTTACCTTTCACACTTTTAGACACACTCACGCTAGTTTATTGCTGAACGCTGGTATTAGTTATAAGGAACTTCAGTACCGTCTAGGACATGCGAATATCAGCATGACTTTGGATACCTATGGCCATCTTTCTAAGGACAAAGAAAAAGAAGCTGTTTTATATTATGAAAAGGCTATGAATAATTTATAA